TGATATACCAAGCGTGAGGTACGGTGGCTTTCAAGATTTCCTCAGTGATTGGCGCAATAATGGTATCACGAATGATATGATTTGAGATGACTATCGGTTGGAGCATTAATAGAGGATTAAAATGTGGAGCAATGAATCCAACCAAGATTTTGACCGATGCCCAACCATACTTAAACATGCTGAGTGTGCAGTGCTCCGTGATGCGTGGTGGGTCATCTTCTGGGCAGTCCAACTCGATGATCCTATCGAGGACTGGATGCGTTATTGTGCAGGGGATCTTAGTGATAACTTCCTCAAGCCAAAGTTCGGTATTGATGATAACATCGGCTGAATAACCGTATAGGTGTTCTAGCATTAAAAACGTCTCGTGGCTCGCCTCATGGTACTTCATCGCATGTATCTTTTCTTCTTCCCTTATTTTTATCTCTTTAAGACCTTCGGTCAACTGCAGATGGCGTCGGATAAACACTCTCAGGATGGGTATGAAATGGGTGTCTCTATGGAGTCCTTGTGCTACGGTACGAACCCATCGCAATCCCACGTGGTCAGAATACTCATTGATGCTATGAAATGCCTTTGCTAGAATACGCCCTATTTTAGGGCCGAACACGATGCCGTCCTGTGTGGGATAAAATCGACCAGAGCAGAACTCAGCATCATATGGTGAGGTGTAGGTGTGTATTTTGGCATCGAATCCCAGATCCTCCCAGACTTGCTCACTTGTGGCTCTCAACTCCTTAATATATTTAAATAAGGTCATGGTGAGATTGTCATCACCACATATCCAAGTTACGATTAATTTGACCTCAATTCGAACCACTATGCGGATTAATTCGCGTCCTGATGCTATGACAGCTGTGTCACCTTGTGAAGTGTTTCCTGCTCCCGATTTAACGGTGTACTCAACTGTATAGTGTATTCCACATTTGGTAGATCCTTTAGTGTGAGCTAACTTTTCTAAAGCTTTGACTTTCTTGCGCTTGATTTTCATTGTCTGGTAGGGTATCATGATCAATTCTACGGCCTGCTTGCCGCAGTGTGCGTCGAACCTCGATTGGTCTTCTTCATCAAAAGCCACAAATCCGATGGCACTAAGGCGATCGTAGTGGAACTGAAACGAAGAACCAAGCTCTTCAGCGTTCATGCCGGATGTGTAAATGTAATTGGTTCGTCGGCGGAGATCATGAGGGTCCATCTCAACCCCGTAAGTAGCAGCGTGATTCCATATGTACGCACAGTGTTTAGTCATTGCAAATGTGACTGGTCCTGTTTCAACTTGAA